TTGGGATTTCCACCCCCTGCGCCGCCACCGCCGCCGCCCAAAGCCGTGTAACTGCCGATGCTCGTATTGCCGCCGTTTGCCCCGTTGTTGCTCCCGCCGCCCGGTGCGCCGGCACCAGCAGCACCGAGGACGACCGACAAGAGATCGGTCAAAGTGATCGTCACGGGGACGACTTGGCCGGCACCGCCACCACCGCCGCAGCCCGCCCCGCCGCCACTGCCGCCGCCTACAAGTAGAGCATTGATTGTGACAGACATGGGCGCGCTCCAAGGTTAGAACAAGGCCGGGGACCGGATTGCTCCGGTCCCCAGCCAAGCGAGGGAGAGATCGAACGGGTCAGGCTTAGGCCGTGACCGTATACGTGACCTTCAACTGGTCGCCGTTCTGCACCGTCACGTTCCCTGACGTGAAGGCGGCAGCGGACCAGAGGGTGCCACCCGTGGTATGGTCGCTCTTCGTCTGGCAGGCCGTGATGCCGCCGCAGATGAAGAGCCCGGCAATCACGCCGCTGCTGGTGATGTCGAAGACGGCCGTGGTCGCATTCGTGACCTGGGCCACATTGGTGTTGACCGTCGCCGCGCCGGCATTCCATGCCGGCCGCGTGTTGGCGTTGCCGCTGTTCAGGTCGTCGGTGTAGGCCGTGTTCTCTCTCCAACCGTTGGTGCCGCCGACCTGGGCATAGGAGTCGGTCTGGTTATAGGTCGAGAAACTGACCGTATCGACCAGCCCCATGAACCAGGACGTGATCTGCGTGCCGGTATGGGCGAACATCAGGTTCAACAGCAGGCTGCGGCCTTCGTTGGTGATGAAGTTGGGAAATTCGTAGTCGGCGATTTTCTTGCCGCCGCGCCAGTGCTCGACCGTGAAACGGCCCTTGGGGCTCACGTTGTCGCAAGGCGACTTCGGAGCGCGCACCAGTTCGACGCCAGCGGACTGGCCCATGTTCAGGTTGTCTTTCATTAGGATTCTCCCTAGAAGTTGTTGGAGTCAAAAGAAAAGGGCTCGTAGATGCTGGGCACCTACGAGCCCTTGTCGGTGTTGTCGAAGCCTTACGAAAGCGTCGAGGAGCCTCGCCGCAGTTCGCGGCGGATTTCCGTGGCGACGGTCCTGCCCATGTTGCGGTCGCTGCCGCTGCCGTGGACCGAGACGTTGATGTCGCCGACGTTGGTGACGCTACCGCCGTGGGTATGGTAACTGGGGCGAACCCCAGCATTCATGGCCGTGAGTTGCGAACTGAACTTCCGTGCGGAGTTCGCGTTGATGACCATTTCGCCGTCGCTGAGCATCGCGTGGTGGGTGTCCGTGCCCCGCGATTCACCGCCGCTGGCCAGGAAGTTCCAGGCCGTCCCGCCGTGGGCGGCCGTCATTCCATTCTGACTGGCCACGGTCGGCATCTTGATGGCCTGGGATGATGCCGCGATCTTATCCATCTGGGCGGCTGCCGCTGCCAGGCCGTTGATGAAGGCGGGCAAGATGTCTTGCGTCGTCTTCAGCAGGTTGGCCTTGATCTCCTCGTCGGACATCTTGGGGATGATCGGCTCGGGGTGCAAGTTCTTCTGCGAATTCAGATAGTCTTGCGCCTTCGACCCTTCCTCGCCCATCTTATCTTTGCCGGCGCGGAGAGCCTTCAGCTTCTCTTCCTGGTCAACCACGTCCTTCAGGTCTTTCAATTGCAGGGTCAGGCTTTCCGTCCTGTTGCCCATTCCCATAGGCGCATTCGCATTGAGGGCATTGACCTTCGCCAGCAAGTCCGTGTAGGCGTCCGGTGTGGCCGCCTCGTGGTGACTCGTAAGAAACTTGATGTTGTTCTCGATCTTGCCGAACTGATCGGCGAAATCACCGACTCCCAAGGTCTTGTTCTCGTTGCCCGCGAAGAAGTCCCAGATTTTCGTCACGCCGGCAGGCAAAGCACTGGCAACGGTTTTGACGCTATCCACGAAACGGGCCGTCTTGCCGTAGGAAATCTGCATCTGGCCTTCGATCTCGACGACCTTGTGGCCGATTTTCTCCTCCGAGGAGGCAATGGCGTCGTTGGCCTTGTTGATCTTGTCGGCTTGCTCGATCTTGGCGTCCGTGGCCTTGTCCGCTGCCTCGCGCATCTCCGTGGGGCTCATGGCGGACATATCCACGCCAGGGGCAAACTTCTGATAGGCTTTGGAAATATCCAGGCCATCGTTGATCTGCTTGTTGAACCCGTGGATCGCTGCGGGAGATGCTATCAGGCTGTCGATCTGCACCGTCGTGACGCCTTCCTTCATGGCGTCTTCCATCTTCTTGTGCAGACCAGGGAAGTTCAGCAGCGGGGAGGCGTCAAAACTGGTGTCGCCGAAGAGCTTGAAGAACTTGGCCTTGTCCTGCATGGCCTTTTCTTCGTTCTTCGCCCGCATGTCGGCCTTGAGCGGATTGCCCTTCGCGTCGAAGAGCGCGCTTTCCTTGTTGATGTCCTTCATCAAGGTCCGCATTTCCTCGCCTTCGGACTTTTGCACCCCAGCGGCTTGAGCGGCCTCTTGACGCTGGGCTTCCTTGAGTCTGTCGAACTCTTTCTCGCCCTTGAGGCGCTGATCCATGATGCCCAGGAGCGTGCCTTCGGCTTCCTTTTCCAGGGCCACGTTGCCGGTGGTCTGGGCCGAAGATATGGCCATCTTGGCGTAGCTCTCGGCCCGCTTGAAGGCGTTTTCGGCCTTCGCCAGGTCTTCGGGCGACTTGGCGTTGGCCATTTCCTTCTCGCCCTCGCGGGCGAGTTTGTTGGCCATCGACTCGTCTTCCCGCTGATGGGCTGTTGCGCCTGCGTTGTCATGCTTCTGCTTGAACTCGAACTGCTTATCCTCTTTCTCGGCCAGGATGTTGTTGATCCGCTTGTGAGAATCTTCGATGGCCTTTTCGCACTCTTTCGCCAGGTCTTTGAGGAGGTTGGCTTCCTTTTCCTTGGTGGCGACCATTGCCTCCATCGAAGTCTTGGCGCTCTCCTCCATCGCCTTGTCGGCTTCCTTGGTGCTATCGACCAAGGCGTTGTAGGCTTTGCTGATCTCGGCGATTTCTTGCTTGATCCGCTGGCCGATCTCTTTGTTGCTCTCGTCGGCGGCGGTGGTCTTCGCCTGTCGCTTGGCGTCGGCGGCGGCTTCGTCCTCGGCGGCCTGCTTCTCGAAGTCCTGGCGGGCCTTCATCATGGCCGCATGGAGTTTGTTGTCGATGAATGAGCCGGCGAAATAGGCAATCAGAGCAACGCCCGCAACACCGAGCGCCGCATTGAGTCCCGTCATCTCCACTGAGAGGAGGGCCGTCTGCGCGGCCGCCGCACCTGCACCCACGCCCCACAGCGCGAGGCCCGCAACCACGACGGTTATCGGGCCGGCAAGGGCGGAAATCGCCGAAGTCAGCGTGCTCGTGCCACCGGCAAAGGCCAAGACCGAAGACACGCCTTGCAGCAGGGTGGGACCAAGTTCCGTGGTCAACCAGACTTGCAGCTTATTCAACTCGGCGGAAACCTTTTCCGCGTTGGTGTCAATGAATATCTTGTACGCCTTGTTCATCGACTCGGCGCTGGCAGCGTGCATCCGTTCCAACTCGGCTGCCGCCTTCTCGGCATTGCTGCCTGTCTCGCGGAGTCCGGCGTTGATGCCCCGAACATTGGGGATCAGCTTGACGAACTCGGCAATCGTGCCGTCGGTCGAATCACGCAGCTTGTCGAGTGCCCCCTGGTAGCCATAGGCCCCGATCATCTGTTCGCCGGAGTCCATGCCGAAGGCATCGTGCAGGGCCTTCTTCATATCGGCCGAAGGCTTAATCAAAGCCATCATCGAACTGCGGATACTGGTGGCCGCTTCCGGGGCCTTGACGCCGGCCACGGTCAATTGGACCATCGCCGAGTTGACTTCATCAATGCTCACGCCCAATTCGGCGGCCACGGGCAGAACCTTGCCCAGCGAAGCCGCGAGTTCCTCGCCGCGCACCCGGCCGTCCTGGATCGTCTGAAAGAACTTTGCCGCCACCAGCGTGGCTTGACTCGAATCCAGGCCATAGGCGTTCAATGCCCCGGTAATGAGGTTCGTCGCCGTGTTGAGTTCCATGACGCCGATCTTGGCCAGCTTCAAGGAAGCGGTCATTACGTCGGCCCGCTGGGCGGTGGTCACGAACTGGGCGGACACGGCCTGGTATTCGGCCTCGGCGACCTGCGCCAAGGGGAAGTTGAACTCGGTCGCCAGGCCGGCGATGCTCGACTTCAAGCCGTCCATGCTCTCTTTGGGAGAGGCCATGATGGAATTCAATTCGGAAATCCGCTTCTGGAAGTCCATCGCCGAAGTGATGGCCTCGCTCATGGCGTCCCGAATCCCGCTGATCGCCCGCACAATGGCCTGGGTAATCACGATCCGCGAGAGCATCTGCAAGCTGACCGTGAAGCCGCCTGCCTTCTTCTGGCCGTCGTCCAACACTTCGTTGAGCGGCTTGATGGAGTCTTTCGTCTTGTCGATGTCCGCCTGGACATCGGGCGGCAGCCAGAGTTTCGACTTGGCCGGCTCGGGCGCTGGCGGCGGCGCGGCAGCCTGTCCGCCCGCCTTGTTCATGTTGGCGTTGAGTTTGCCCATCGCCGACGCCGCGCTGCTGGCATAGGTAGCGAGGTCTTTGAGGATCGTGACCGTGGCTTCGGCGCGGCTGTTCCAGGAGGACATGGCGGTGCCGAGGTCGTTGAAGCGCTCGCCCATGCCCTCCAACATCTGATCCATCTTCGCCAACTGGTCGAGCGCATCTTTGCAGCTAAAGCCCAGTGTAGAGACAATTTCGTCCGACATGGTGTTACCCCACTTCCATCCGCGTGCCTCTCACAAAGGGAGCCACGCTCGGCAAGACAACGCCCTTGGCAAAGCGATTGAAAGCGATCAGGCCCTTGGCCTGGAACTCATAGGGGCCAGGCTTGAGCAGCAAGGCCGGTGGCTTCCACTTCGTCTCGTCCGGTTCCTGATTGGCGTTGTGATATTCGTTCCAGATCAGGTGCGGCAGACTGGTTTGATAGGTGAAGGTGTAGAAGCCCGGTGGCTCGTTGAGGTTCAGCTTGCCTTGGCTGTTCTCTTGGCCCAGGCTGGTGCGGTCGCCGACCGTGTGCAAGGCCCCGCCCCTCGACCCCGGCAGCACGCTGGCCACGGCTGGCACGCTCATGCCGATAGTCTCGGCGAGTTTCACGAAGGTGGCCCGCGAAGCGCCGCTCCAAAAAGGAATTTCGTCCAGGACGGCGCTGAGCCACTCCATCACGGCCTGGGCCATGATCTCCCGCATGGCCGTGTCCAGGGCCGCTTGGTAGCCGTCGAGGTCAATCCATACGTCGAAGAACTTTCCCGTGAATTTCATGGTCAGAAGCCTCCGCAGTTGGCCATTAGGGCATCCGTGCCCCTGCCAGTTGAGCCTCCCGCTCGCTCTCGTCATAAGTCCGAGTCTGGTGATAGGCGATAATCAAGGCTTGGGCCTCGATCCCGCAATCATCCCAGGCTGGCTGAACGCCAGGAGGCAGAATCCCTAGCCGTTCGCAGGCACCCCAGACGGTGTACTCGCCTGTTCGGTCTGTGGGCCAGAGTTGCTTGCGGGCGCTTGCTCCTGACCAGCAAGAAAAACCGCGCGGGCCTTTTCAATCTTGCCGTCGTCGAGGCTGTTGGCTTCCAGCACCAGGGCCGTCACGCGGTTGCACTCAAACTGGCTCAGGCCGCCGTTCTTGAGGTCGTTTTCCCATTCGGTCCACGTCGCCGGGTTGGCGATGTCCACCGTGTCCCATTCGATCTGGGTCGCTTCCAGCGTGCGGGCCACCATGAAGCCGAGTCGCTTGGCGCTCCACTGCGTCAGGATTTGCTGGTAGGTCGGGTCGTTGTGGTTGGGGACGAAGCCGTCCTTGGTCAGCTTGCCCGGTGGCTTGGGCAGCGGACAGATGGCGTTGAACTCGCTCATGTCCTTGAGGCCCTTGGCCCGAAAGACGATCTGCGATTCGCCACGGGGCAGAACCAGGAGCATTTCACGAGACAAACTGTTGGGGTCGATACCGGCGATCTTCATGTGCGTTTCTCCCTCGCAATGAAAAGGTGAAGAAAAAGAAAACCAAAGGAAAAGGAAGGGCAGCGTCGGCGAATGCCGGCACTGCCCTCGTATCAAGGCCCGGTCGTGTAGGCCGGGTCAACCGGTCTTTCTACTTGAAAGTAAAAGAGGACCGGGGAGTCGTTAGGCTTGCGGCACGCGAGACACGACGGCCTCGGTGACATTGCACTTGCCGGCCACGGAGATCATCGCCTTGTTGTAGTCGATGGCCTTCGAGTCGGCACGGAAGTCGGGGAAGGACGTGATCTCGATGTCCGCACCGGAGCACGGCGGCGTGTACGTGATGGTCACTTCCACGGCATGGGGCTCGCACGGATCGGGACCGGACGTGACCCATTCGGCTCCCGCACCCTGGCCCTTGAGGGCATCCATCGGGCACAGCGGTTCGCTCGTGCCGGTGGTGATGTGCTCGTAGACGCACTCGAACTTCATCTCCACGGGGACTTCGTTGCCTTCGCGCACGGCGTCCAGGTTGCCGCGCTCCAGGTCGTACTTGTATTCCTTCTTTTCGTCGTAGGTGCAGTTGCCTTCGCCGATCTTGATTTCCAACTGCTGCGAGAGGATCGTGAGCACGTCGCCAACAGCATACGTGGTCGCGGCGGCAGCCAGCGGCGGCGAGAAGGTGATCGCCGTGGTCACGTCCTCGCTACTCTGCGTGCGGGCGGTGACAATGTGGATCAGTTCGCCCGCTTCCGAGGCCAGCGTGAAGCGTGCCCCGAGGGGAACCTTGGCCGTGTTCTTGGCGCGGGGGATAACAACGTCGTTCAGCGTGAGCGAAGTGGCGGCTGCGGTAGCAGCCGTGGTGGCCACCTTGGCGGTGGGCATGGTAACGCCATCCGCACCGGCTAGGCCGAGACCATCCTGAAGGATGATGGTGCAGTATCGAAGTTCAATACGTGCCATTGGAGAGCCTACTTTCTTTTATTGTTTGTGGGTGCCGGGCAGCTTACAGATAGGGCCGTCCGTCGTTCGAGAGATACAACAAGTACCGGGCATCCACGAGGGATTGCTTGATCCGGTTGGTCAGGTCCGCCTGTCCGAAGTGCATGACGCGCACTGCTTCGCCCCGGTTCTTGCGGGGCTCCATGACGCCGATGCAGGCAGTTCCATCGTCGCCGGGTTGATTGCCGAATTTGAAGATAGGAATAGGGGCGTCCATCGCCGCTTGGAAAATGCCAATGACGTTGAGGATGTCGTATTTGTTCTTCCCATCCTCATAGCGGCTGACGAACAGGGCGTTCGCATCCACGGCGAGTTCGTAGTAGTCGTTGCTCAAGTCCCGCGTGAAAGGGCCTGAAATCCGTATTTCAACCCGGTCGGTTGCGTCCATGAAGGCCGTGGTCCGTTCGTCGAGGCCCTCCACCAGGACGGGCAACTGGTTGTCCTTCGCCAGTTCTTTGAGCATGGTCGCCAGGGAGGCGAAGACCCATCGAGCCCAGTTGGGATTGCTGCTCATGGTTTACTCCTACGGGCTGGTGTGGGCCGTGTCGCTCGGCGTCAAGGCGTCCGTCGCCGTGCGGTAATGAAGTTGCATTCCTTCCACACGACCACGGAGTTCCTTGCCGACGACGACCCATGCCGTGCTGAATTCGTATTCGGTGAGCGTGTCGATGTCGAAGTGCTTGTTGTCGAAGACGATCCAATCGTCTTTCTGAAGCACGAAGTCGCGCGGCGCGTCTTTGCGGTCGATGATGAAGGTCCGCTTGCCAACGTCGAACCCGCCGCCCTGCACCATCTGCTTCTGGGCGGTAATGAGCGAGATGCTCTGCTTGGCGTCTCTCGTGACCACCCCTTGCAAGACCACCGCACGCGGAATCCGCACGGTCTGGACCGCATTGCTGGCCACTCCCGTCTTCGGATCGGCGTCGGCGGACGTGCGGCGGCGAATGAGGATCATCGCGCCGTACTGCCGCTTCATGGCGTAGATGTTCGCCGAGACGTTTTGATTCGTGACATAGTTGTAAGGGGGTTTCATGGGGAGCCCTCTAAGATTGGGAGCAACAGCCGGGAGGGCCGCCCTTCAAGGGGCAGGTGAAGCGTTCGTCCAGCGCCTTTTCCAAGCGCTCCATGACGTTCGTGTTTTGCGTGATGACTTCCGTGCAGCGTTCGACCATCGGCAGGAGGACGTTCCGCTGTTCGTCTTCCAAGAGGTCGATGCGATTGCCCATCCGGGTCTCGCGTTGCCACCCTTGCCAGAGCAGGAACACGACCACCAGGATCAGTGGCCCGTACTGCTTGAGCAAAGGGAAAATCTCGGTGAAACTAGCCTCAGCAAATAGACTGGTCATCGCCAAACCTCAATCCTTCGGTAAGTGAAAAGGCCGCCCGCCCGGAGTTGCGTCCGGGCGGGCGAACCGTTTTCAGTGTTTGACGCTAAGGCGTCAGGGTCTTGACGCGAAAGGCGCGGTTACGGACCCTGAAGAGGCTTAGCCTTGCAGCACGACGCCGAGGTTGGTGTCGAGGATGGCCACACCGGCGAGGATGTCGAGGTTGACCATCGTGCCGCCGTTGGCGATGCTGTACTGCATCGAAACCCGCATGGCGATGTCGTTGTAGACACCGACGTGCGCCAACACGCCCATCGCGTTGTTGGGAATGGCCAAGGGGCGCGTCACCAAGGCGATGGCGTTGCGGTGGAAGGCCAGGTTCATCGCGCCTGCCGGGCCGGGGAAGGCCAGGTCGGCGTTGTTGACGGCGATTTCCAGCGGGCGGTCGAGGATGACGGTCTGCTGGTTGACACCGCTCACGTAGGACTCGATCACGGTGTAGACCTTGCGGCCCGAACCGGTGCCGAAGGCCACCAACTGCCCAATCGACGGGGCATTGACCCAGCCGGTTAGGACGATGCCCGAGACCCAGCCAGCGCCGTAAGCGCCGACCACTTGGCAAGCCTTGTAGACGCTGACGTTCGCGCCGGCGGCCGTGGCGTACTTGTTGTTCTCGCTCAGGGTCAGGGCCGTGGTCGCCCCTGCGGCGGTCGATGCGGCGGTGACGAACGTGGGCTGGTCGTTTCCGTCCACGACGGCGAACTCGCCGACGTTGGCGGCGTAAGCCAGGGTCACGGCCTGCGCCCCGCCCTGCGCGGCGGCCAAGGCGGCGGTCACGCTGCCGGCCACAACGTCGCAGTTGGTGACGTTGGCGCTGTTGACGTTCTGGTCCATGTAGGTGTCGAAGCCGAGGATGCGGCCGAGAGTCGCGCTCTCCAACGCCGTACCGAAGTCACCGCGCTGCTGAGCCGCGATGAACAACTCGTTCTTCAGCAAGGCGGTCTCGCTGACCGGGGCCAGGACGAGGTTTCGGCCTTCCAGCGGGGCCTTGTTGATGTTCAGCTTCTCGCGGGCTTCCAGCACGTAGTCCTTGCTGTTGGCGGCCCCGAGGTTGGCCAAGCGGCCCACGCGACCGGTCGGGCCGGCGAGGAAACCGTGAACGCGACCCAAGACGGCGCGGTCCACCGAGCGGGCAATCGTCATCATGCCGGGACGGAGGTAGATGTCCACCAGGTCTTGGAACGACTTGCTGGCTTCGCCGTCCTTGATGGTGAAGCTGGTGTAGAACCACTGGTTCAACGGCACCTGCACGTTGGTGGCCGAGGCGTCCTGGCTCGACAGCACATCGCCGTCCGCCTTCCGCCGAATCTGGAACGTGCCCGGACGGCGGGTGTTCACCACGTCGCCGAACTGGCGGATTTCGTTCTCGAAATCGCGGTGGACGAGGTTGGCGATGACCATGTTCTCTTGGAGAATGGCCAAGCCTTCGTTCGCCCACAGTTCCGGGATGAAAGCGCTGTTGTCGTTGTCGAAGCAGACGAGGGCGGCGCGGTTCACATAGAGAGGATTCATCTTTTCAACTCCAAAGTTGTTCTTCGATCTCAAGAAACGCTGCGGGCCGTCTACATCGACGGCCCGTACACAGACGCTCTCAAGAAACGCAGAGGGCCGCCAAGCGGCCCGAATTCAAACGGATTGTCACACAACCCCTGTCTTGTCGCACATCCTAGATGTTGCGGCGCTTATCGCGGCGAAGGCCGAGCAACTCAGGGTTCTTTGCTCGGATTTCGGCATACTGCTGCGGGGTGAGGTTCTTCACGTCCAC